TTAAGTTAGAAGAAGAAAAACAGGAAGTGTAACAATTTAACGCATAAAAAGTGGTTAAAACATTATTAATTGACGGAAATAATTTATTTAAAATAGGTTTTCATGGAGTTAGAGATTTCTATCATGAGGGTAAACATATTGGAGGTATCTATCATTTTGTCAATACAATCAAAAAGTTTCTTAATGAACACAATCATGATAAAGTAATTGTGTTTTGGGATGGGGAGAATAACTCATCCCAAAGAAAACTTATTTCACCAGACTATAAGGGTAATCGTAGGCAAACTTTAAATGAGGCTAAAAAAGAATCATTTGAGTGGCAAGTACAACAAGTTAAATCTTATCTTGAAGAAATGTTTATCAGACAAGTTTCTGTTAAAAATACTGAAAGTGATGATTTAATTGCTTATTACTGTCAAATATCTGAAAACGAGTATAAGACTATATATTCTTCAGATAAAGACCTTACACAACTTATATCGGACAAAGTGGAGGTGTACCAACCGATGAAGAGAATAACCCTTAAAAATGGAGATTTAGTCCCTTTAAAGGATATATCTATCCCTCACCAAAACATATCAACATTTAAGATTATATCGGGAGATAAATCCGATAATATTGACGGTATCCGTTATATGGGAGAAAAAACATTTGTTAAGTTATTTCCCGAAATAGTTGATAGTGTCGTAACTATTGATGATATTTTAAAACGTGCGGAGGAGCTACATAAAAATGATAAAGACAATCGAGCATTACAAAATTTACTCTCAGGTAAAACTAAAAGAGGAATTTATGGTGAAGAATTTTTTATAATAAATAAAAAACTCGTAGATTTGTCTCAACCATTATTAACTGAAGACTCAAAAGAAATAATTAAACAGTACCATACAGAAAATTTAGACCCTGATGGTAGAGGTTATAAAAACTTAATGAGAATGATGATGAAAGATGGGATTTTTAAGTATCTACCAAAACATGACAACGCGTGGGTTGAATTTTTAACCCCTTTTATGAAATTAACAAGAAAAGAAAAAAGAAGATTTAAAACTAAAAAACGTTTAATATGAAAGAAAAAACAGAAACAACCAAATTAGAGTTCTTAATGACTCTAAACAACAACTTTGTTGTACAGAGGTACTTTAATGTTCGTGGGTACAATCCTAAGGCGAGATGGAGTGTTGAACTTTATGAGGTAATCAGAAATGCTGCTGAAGTAATCCAAGAAGATTTGAAAATCAAATCATCTAACTACCTTTCAGAAAATATGGGTCAAATTATGGTCAATCCTGAAATTTTAGAAACATCAAATACTGAAGGAGATGAGTATTTTAACATCTATCTTAAGATAGGAGATGAGACAATTTGTCATAGAATTTGGGACGCTAAATTATACCCACCTAAGACTAGATACACTGTGGATGTACGCCCACACCTAAAAAAGTTACTTCGCGAGTTAACTGACACTTTCTCAAGTGAAAATTTAACTTACAAGTACATGGAGCATTCACTAATTCACCCATATTTATAATTTACAAACACAGATTAAAACTCAAAAAAATATGTCAAAAGAAAAGAATTTTGGTTACCTCGGTAATACATTTCAACTACAAATACTTAACAATATTATCCTTCATAAGGATTTTGCAAGTTCTATTGTAGATGTGTTGGAACCTAAGTACTTTGACAATCAATATTTTAAGTTAATCATGCAGATGACCAAGGAGTATTATCACAAGTACGAACACGCTCCTTCGTTCTCAACACTTGAACAAATTACAAAATCAGAAGTTACGTCACCTATGGCCCAAAAAATGGTCTTAGATATGATTACTCAAGTAGTAGATGCACCTGATGATGGATACCAATACGTTCAAGAAAAGGCGTTAAAGTTCTGTAAACAACAAGAATTACAGAAGGTAATGACTAAAGCACAGAAGATTATCGATAAAGGTGATTTTGAATCTTATGACCATTTAGAAGAAATGGTAAGAGAAGCTTTACAAGTTGGAGAAGTTGATACGGGAACTGCAGATGTTTTTTTTAATTTAGATGAGGTTTTGGATGATGACTTTAGACATCCGATTCCGATGGGAATAACAGGTATAGATAATCTACTAAAAGGTGGGTTAGCGAAGGGTGAAATTGGAGTTATTTTAGCTCCGACAGGTGTGGGTAAAACCACAGTAATTAGTAAAATAGCTAATAACGCATTTAACTTAGGTTATAATGTTTTACAAATATTTTTCGAAGACAACCCTAAGATTATACAAAGAAAACATTTCACTATGTGGACAAAAATTGCACCTGATAATTTGTCACTACAAAGGGAAGAAGTTTTAGAAAAAGTTAGACAAATTAAAGAAAATGCATCTAATCGATTAGTTCTAAAGAAGTTACCATCCGATACGTTAACGATGAATCAAATAAAAAATCAGATACGTAAAATGATAGCGGAAGGTACTAAAATAGATTTAGTTGTAGTTGATTATATTGATTGTATCGTTCCCGATAAAAATTTAGGGGACGAATGGAAAAGTGAAGGTTCGGTTATGAGAGGGTTTGAATCTATGTGTCATGAATTAGATATAGCGGGATGGACGGCCACTCAAGGTAACCGTTCGTCAATATCTTCTGAAGTAGTTACTACGGACCAAATGGGTGGTTCAATTAAGAAAGCTCAAGTAGGTCACGTTATTATTTCTGTTGCTAAATCCCTACAACAGAAAGAAATGAATTTAGCAACAATTGCTATTACTAAATCAAGAATTGGTAAAGATGGAATTGTATTTGAAAATTGTAAATTCGATAACGAAATGATAGAAATTGATACGGACAGTAGTGTAACATTCTTAGGAATGGAAGAACAAAAAGAAGAAAAGAACAAAGTACGTATTCAAGAACTTCTACAAAAAAGAAAACAAAGGGAAAATAAATTATAAATTTTTTTAAAAACAATAGTAAATGGACAATCTAATAGATAGTGTCTCAAAAGACATTCGTTACGTAATAAAGAGAAGTGGAGATAAAGTAGTTTTTAAATCTGAAAAGATTGAAATGGCTATTTTAAATGCCATGAAAAGTATTGATAAAGTTGATGAGGCTATGGCTGAAAAAATTGCTAGACTCACAACAAAAGGCCTTTTCAGAGGTAATAAAGAAAGAATTCCTAACGTAGATGAAATTCATGATATGGTTGAAAATAAGTTAATGGATAACGGTTTAAATGACGTTGCCAAAGAATACATTATTTATCGTTCTAAGAACCAACCTAACATCTTTTCAAAAAGAATTAATCTTAAACCTTACGAATACCCTAATTTAAATGAGTATGTTGACGCAATTAGACATTCATACTGTGTACACACTGAATTTAATTATACGTCAGATATCCAAGATTACAAAGTACATTTAAACGAAAAAGAAAAATCGGCAGTTGAAAGAGCAATGTTAGCAATTTCACAAATTGAAGTTGCAGTTAAATCATTTTGGGGTGACATTTATAAGAGGATGCCAAAACCTGAAATTGGTAATGTCGGTGCAACATTTGCGGAATCGGAAGTAAGACACGCAGACGCATATTCACACTTAATACAACTATTAGGTCTTAATAATGAATTTGAAAATTTATTAGAAGTACCACAAGTGAGAAGGAGAATTAAATATTTAGAGAAAGCGATTTCAAATTCAAAATCAGTTGACGATAAAGAGTATTTTGAGTCTATAGTTTTATTCTCGATGTTTGTTGAAAACGTTTCGTTATTCTCACAATTTTTAGTTATTATGTCATTTAATAAACATAAAAACAAATTAAAGGGTATTAGTAACGCGGTTGAGGCGACATCTAAAGAAGAAAATATTCATGCTGAATTTGGGTTTGAGTTAGTTAATTTAATTAAAAAAGAAAACCCTGAATGGTGGACACCTCAGTTAGTTGAAGATTTAATTATTGCAACTAAAGAGGCTTACGAGGCTGAGACTGAAGTGGTTAATTGGATTTTTGAAAAAGGTGATTTAGATTTCTTAACTAAAAAACAAACAATGGAGTTCATTAAATATAGATTTAATGTATCTTTGAATTCTATAGGTGTTGACAGTATATTCGAAACTAATGATACATTATTAGAAACTACGGAGTGGTTTGATGATGAGATTTTAACGACCAAACATACTGATTTTTTCAATAAAAGAAGTATTAACTATAGTAAGAAACAAAAATCAATAACGTCAAACGACTTATTTTAAAAAGAAACAAAACAATAATAAAACAATAATATGAAAAATAGAAAACCTTTTAATTGGATTAATGAAGAATCAATAACGTTTCTTCGTAGAGGTTATTTAAGTGAAGGTGAAGAACCTTTAGATAGAATAAAAACAATTGCACAACATGCAGAAAAACTTTTAGGTAAAGAAGGGTTTGCTGAAAAATTTTACGACTATATGAGTAAAGGATGGTATTCGTTATCATCACCTGTATGGGCAAATTTTGGTAAAGTTAGAGGTTTACCTGTAAGTTGTTTTGGTTCTAATGTTAGCGATAACATAGAATCAATATTATTTACTCAAGCTGAAGTTGGAGAAATGAGTAAAATGGGTGGTGGTACCTCAGGGTATTTCGGTAACATTAGAGGTCGTGGAGCTAAGATAACTGACAATGGACATGCTCCTGGTGCGGTTCACTTCATGAACTTATTTCAGAGTGTTGTTGATAATATTTCACAAGGGGCGACAAGAAGAGGTCGTTTCTCACCTTACTTACCCGTTGAACATCCAGATATTATGGAGTTCTTAGAGATTGGTACAGAAGGGGCTTCAATCCAAGATTTAACACACGCAGTTACAGTGACTGATAAATTTATGGAAGAAATGATTGCGGGTGACGATGAGAAAAGAAAAATATGGGCAAAAGTAATCCAAAGAAGAGGTGAAATTGGTTACCCATATATTATGTTTCATGACACGATGAATAATAATGCACCTAAAGTTTACCAAGATAAAGGGGCTAAAATTTATAACTCTAATCTTTGTTCTGAGATAGCTCTACATAACTCGGAAGATGAATCATTCGTTTGTGTATTATCTTCAATGAATGTGTTACATTACGATGAGTGGAAAGATACCGATGCTGTTGAAACTATGGTTTATTTCTTAGACGCAGTAGTTACTGAATATTGTAATAAATTAGAGGAATTAAGAGACAATGGTACTAGAGAAGGTAAAATGGCGTTTCTTTATATGGAAAAAGCTTATAACTTCGCTAAAAGACAAAGAGCTCTTGGTTTAGGTGTTTTAGGTTGGCACTCATTATTACAATCAAAAGGGTTGGCTTTTGATACCAGAGAAACCGCTAAACTTAACGTTGAGGTGTTTAAAACTATTAAAGATAAATCATATAAAGCATCCGAGGAGTTAGCTGAAATATTTGGGGAACCTGAATATCTAAAAGGTTATGGTAGAAGAAACGTAACACTTAATGCGGTCGCTCCGACTACCTCATCAGCATTTATTCTTGGTCAGGTATCACAATCTATTGAACCAATTTGGTCTAACTGTTATGTTAAGGATGTTGCTAAGATGAAGGTAACTATAAAAAATCCAGTGTTGAAAGAATTATTAGACACTATGGGTCGAGATAATAAAGAGACTTGGGATAGTATAAAAAAGGCTGATGGGTCAGTACAACACTTAGACTTCCTAAGTGACGAACAAAAAGATGTCTTTAGAACTTTTGCTGAGATTAACCAATCATCGATTATTAATCAGGCGGCAATTAGACAAGATTTTATTGACCAATCACAGTCTCTAAACTTAATGGTATCACCTGAGATGCCGACTAAAGATGTTAATAAATTACTTATTGACTCGTGGAAGTTGGGGGTTAAAACTTTATATTACCAACATTCTATGAATTCGGCACAGGCATTTGCAAGGAAAAAGTTAAATCTAAATGATTTACAATGTGTTGCGTGTGAAGGTTAAGGAATAAAATAATAGTATTTTATGTGAAAAGGTTGGATTCGTCTAACCTTTTTTCTTTTATATTTAGATAAAATAATCTGTGTTTATATTTATGGAATATGGCGAACGGTAAAACATACGGAGTATTCTTTCCATTCAGGGATAGTTTACAAGGGGACTACCTTAGATTGACTCAATCAACTGATGAGGAGATTAGGGCGGATTTACTACATTTAATATTAACTCGGAAAGGGAGTAGGTATTATTTACCTGATTTTGGGACTCGTATTTATGAGTTTATTTTTGAACCAATGGACGGACCAACATTTGATGCCATAAAAGCCGATGTCCGACAAGCTGTAGACAAGTATATACCTAATTTACAAATAAATGATATTACAATAGAACCTTATGTAGAGGCGGAACCTTTACCTGGTGAAATAAACTATGATGAGTTAGGGGGTCAAATTTTTAGAGTGGCTAGTGATAGTGCGGTTGAGTACACTGCAAAGTTAAGAATTGACTATACAATTGCTAGCGGTACATTTTCATCAAAAGATTTCGTGATTATAAATATTTAATAGTATATGGCTAACCGTAAAATTTCATACACAGATAGAGACTTTCAATCCTTAAGACAGGAATTGATAAATTACACTCAACAATATTACCCTGATTTAATAGGTAATTTCAACGATGCATCCATTTATTCGGTATTTATGGATTTAAATGCCGCGATTGGTGATAACTTACATTACCATATGGACCGTAGTATACAAGAGACGGTACTTCAATATGCACAACAGAAGTCATCAATATATAATATCGCAAGAACGTATGGGTTAAAAATACCCGGTAATAGACCGTCCATCGCTTTAGTTGATGTGTCTATTACGGTGCCAGCTTTAGGTGACCAAGAAGATGAGAGATATTTGGGTACTATGAGAGCGGGTTCTCAGTTTGTTGGTGGTGGTCAAGTATTTGAGAACCCTAATGATATTGAGTTTAGTTCACAATATAATAGTGAAGGTTACCCGAATCGTACTAAGACGCCAAATTTTGACGCGAATAATCGCTTAATAAATTATACTATGACCAAAAGAGAGGTCGTAGTTAATGGTTTAACTAAAACCTTTAAAAAGGTTATTAATAATAACGATGTTCGACCATTTTTTGAATTCTTTTTACCTGAAAAGAATGTTATTAGTATAACTTCTATAATACAAAAAGATGGTGTTAACTATCAGTCACCACCTACATATGATGAATTTATAAGTTCAACTAATAAATGGTATGAAGTCGATGCGTTGGCTGAGTCTAAAATATTTGTTGAGGACCCAACTAAACCTGCTGACCAACCAGGTATTAAAGTTGGAAAGTATATTGAGACTGAAACACGATTTGTTTCTGAATATACACCTGAAGGGTATTGTAAAATAAATTTCGGTGGTGGTACTACAACACCTGAAGAACAGTTACAAGAATTCACAAGAACGGGAGTTCCGTTAAGAATACAAGATTATCAAAATAATATTGGTTTAGGTGTCACTGTTAAGGCTAACACGACATTATTTGTACAATATCGAGTTGGTGGGGGTAAGGCGTCTAATATTGGTGTCGATACAATAACTCAATTCGGTACAACATTTTTTGATGTAAATGGACCATCAAGTACAATTAGTCAAAATGTAATTGAAAGTTTAAGAACTAATAATGTTACCGCGGCAATTGGTGGTGGTAATTTACCGACCGCTGAGGAAGTTAGAAATATGGTATCATTTAATTTTGCAGCACAAAAAAGGGCAGTTACAGTTAATGATTATAATTCTTTAGTTAGGACTATGCCGAGTAGATATGGTGCACCGGCTAAGGCTGCGATTACTGAGGAGGATAATAAAATAAAAATTGAAATTCTTTCGTATGATACTCAAGGTAAATTAACTGAATCGGTATCTAATACATTAAAACAAAATATCGCCAATTATTTATCACATTATAGGATGATAAATGATTATATTTCTATATCAAGTGCGAACGTAGTGGACTTAGAATTTGACTTATCAGTTGTTATGGATTCGACCCAAAATCAAGGACAAATTATCACAAATATTATTAATTCTGTGGATAGTTATTTTTCACCACAAAGACAACAATTAGGTACAAATGTTAATGTTTCAGATGTTAGAAGAATAGTTCAGGATATTCCTGGTGTTATTTCGTTATCTGACCTAAAAGTTTTCGGAAAAGTTGGGGGTAGATATTCTAATTCACAGACATCACAAAGATATTCTGATAGTCAAACAAAAGAAATAAAGTTAATTGATGATACAATTTTCGCACAACCAAACCAAGTGTACCAAATTCGTTTTCCCGATAACGATATCAAAGTGAGGGCTAAGTCACTTAAAAATGTCGACTTCTCTTAAATCTATCCATATACTTTTGACAAAATCAAATTAAAATTAGGATGAATAACTATTTATCTTAAAAACTAATTATGCCAAAATCAATTAGAATAAGAACAAAACCTGGTGTTGATAGAAATATTAATGTTAAAATTGACCAAGATTTTGATTCGTTAGAAATTCTGTCTTTAAAATTAAGACAAGAAGATTTATACACGCAGTTTTGTGCCGACTATGGTGTCGTTGTAGGTCGTGTTATCGCCAATGGGGGGTTAGGTGTACCTAACGCTCATATTTCTATTTTTATACCTTTAGATAGTGTGGATGAGTCCGACCCAATAATATCAACATTATATCCTTATAAAACTCCTACTACAAAAAACGAAGATGGTTATAGGTATAATCTTTTACCTTATAAAGATGAGTATTACGGTCACAACGCGACAGGTACATTTCCTACTGTAGACGATGTTTTAACACGTAAAGAAGTGCTACAAGTGTATGAAAAGTATTATAAGTATTCTGTAAGGACTAATCAATCGGGTGATTTTATGATTGTTGGTGTACCATTAGGTAACCAAAAATTAGTTATGGATTTAGATTTATCCAACATGGGGGAATTTTCTTTAAGACCATCTGATTTAATAAGAATGGGTAGGGGAGTACCTTCTCAATTTAACGGACAACTATTTAAAGATTCTGAGAATATTGATTCATTACCACAAATACTTAATGAAGTCAAAGATATTGATGTGTCATCATTTTGGGGTCAAGATGACATGTGTGACGTTGGAATAACAAGAGTTGATTTCGATTTGTCGGACCAAGGGGTAGAGATACTACCACATGCATCATTCATGGGGTCTATCTTCTCATCAAATGAGGGTGACTATATAACTTCTAATTGTCGACCCAAAAAAGACACTGGTAATTTGTGTGACACAGTTGTTGCCCCTGGCGAAATATTGGCTATAAGACAAACCATACAGGAAGATGAGAACGGTGACCCTGTTCTTGAACAGTACAGGTTAGAGGATGGGGGTAATGTTATTGATGATAATGGTGCGTGGTTAATTGACCTTCCGATGAATATGAATTTTATTACCACGAA